AAAAATCTTTTAAAAGGAATTTTTAAAGTAGCAGGATCTCCAACCGCAGCTGCAGGATTTGCTGGCTCTGAAATTTTAGATTATAAAAAACCAGAAGATGCATCAGTGCTTGATAGATTTGATCCAAGAAATTATGAAGTTCAAGAAGATCCAAATATAAAATTAGCTGGCGCAAGTTTATTAGCACCTGAACTTGTTGGATCACTTGCACCTGCAGGAAAAAGTATTTTAAGTAGAGCAGGATCTATTCTTATGAATCCTTTTGGAAAAGCTGCAAGAGCATTTACACCAGTTGGATTAGCAACGATAGGAGCAGGCGCAGCTTATGATTTGTATAAAGAATATGAAAGAAGACAAGCCTTAACACCTGAAGAAAGATTAGAAGAAGATATTGAAAGAGATACTGCAGCTTCTGAAATGATGGTCGGAGCAGCCGAAGGTGGAAGAATAGGTTATTCTAGTGGATCGGATGGAACAGATTTAGCTATTAAAGAATCATTAGAAGCTTTTAAAAGATATTTAGAAGCTGGTGGCAAACTTGGATACAAAGATTTTATTGCTTTAGGCAATGAAGGTGTAAGTAAATTTTTTAACGCTGGAGGCAGAGTTGGTTTTGCTGATGGACCTGATGATCCAAAACGAAGAACCTTTATGAAAGTTATGGCAGGAATTGCATCACTACCTATTCTAGGTAAATTTTTTAAACCCGCTGTTCCACTTGTAAAAAAATTATCTAACACAACTACAAAAATGCCAGACTGGTTTCCTAATTTTGTAGATAGATTTATAAATAAAGGTATTGGTAATAAAATAGACGCCGATCTTATGGAATACACTGTTAAAGAATTACCAGATGTTAAATTACTTAAACAAGACAATGGAGCAATTAGAGTTGAAGGTAAAAATGCTTATAACGAAGAATATTATATAGATTATGAACCGCCAGGAGTTGAAGTTGTAGATTACAATACAGGTAAGACTGTTAAAACTAAGGGAGATTTTGTGGCAACAGATACTGAATACAGAATGATTAGTCCAGAAGACTATGATGTAGATGGAGTTAATGTTGATGAAATCGATGATATCTTAGGAGGTAGTTCTACTGATTTAGAAGGTTTTGCTAAAGGCACAGGTAAAACTAAATATACAACAGGTCAAAGAAGAATAGATGAAGCTGATGCTAGAGGAGCAAGCAAAGACGAAAGTCTTAGGGCTGATATAAATGACCCCTATGGTGATATAGACCCAACAGATTTTGCTGATGACTAAACTAACCAAAACCATACCCCCTAAATCAGGACCTGAGTCTCAGGGGTTGCTTATTGATTATAATACTGTTAAACCTGTGAAACTGGAGAAAATAAATGGCAGACATAGACAAGTCTCTACCAAACGTAGAGCAAGAGTTAAAAGTTCCATCACCTGAAGAAATTGAAGTTGCTGAACAAGAAAAGCAACAAGAAGTTAACGAACAAGGTGATCCTGTAGAAGTTACAGAAAACGAAGATGGCTCTGTAGATATTAATTACGATCCTGCAATCGCATCTGTCGAAGGCGGAGAAAATCATTACGACAATTTAGCTGAACATTTACCTGATGATGTATTAGGAAGATTAGGTTCAACACTTTATCAAAATTACCAAGACTATAAAAATTCTAGAAAAGATTGGGAAAGATCTTACAGAGAAGGTTTAGATTTATTAGGATTTAAATACGATCAAAGAACAGAACCTTTTCAAGGTGCATCTGGTGCGACTCACCCTGTATTAGCTGAAGCTGTAACTCAGTTTCAAGCACTAGCTTACAAAGAATTATTACCAGCAGAAGGTCCAGTTAGAACACAAATTTTAGGTGTGCCTACTCCAGAAAAAGAACAACAATCTCAAAGAGTAAAAGATTTTATGAATTACCAAATAATGGAAAAGATGAAAGAATATGAACCAGATTTTGATTCAATGTTATTTCATTTACCGTTGGCAGGATCTGCTTTTAAAAAAGTATATTATGATGAAGCTACTTCAATGGCTTGCTCTAAATTTGTTCCTGCGGATGATTTGATTGTTCCGTATACAGCTACCTCATTAGACGATGCGGAATCAATCATACATCGAGTACAG